CAAAATGATTATGTTCCTACTGATGTACATTGGTCAGAAGTTCCTGGTAGAGATTCTGAATGGAAAAGACAAACAATTGCCAACACCTCAGAGCAGCAGTTTAAGATTGAGTTTGAGTGTGAGTTTTTAGGATCTGTTGATACTCTTATTGCTCCTAGTAAGTTAAGGAGTATGGTTTATCAAGAACCAGAAACTACAAGTGCTGGTTTAGATGTATATGTAAACCCTACAAAAGACCATGATTATGTAATGGCAGTGGACGTTGCTAGAGGAGTAGGAAAAGATTACTCTGCATTTGTAGTAGTTGATATTACAGAGTTCCCTCATTCAGTAGTAGCAAAGTATAAAAATAATGATATTAAACCAATGCTCTTCCCTAGTATTATCCAAGAGGTTGGTATAAATTATAATGATGCATTTGTTTTATGTGAGGTAAATGATATTGGAGATCAAGTTGCATCTATATTAAACTTTGATTTAGAGTATAAGAATTTATTGATGTGTTCTATGCGAGGTAGAGCAGGTCAAGTTGTTGGTCAAGGATTCTCTGGTAAGAAGACTCAACTTGGAGTTAAGATGTCCAAGACAGTTAAAAAGATTGGGTCTCTTAATTTAAAAACTTTAATAGAAGAAGATAAACTCTTAATGTGTGACTATGACATTATGAGTGAATTAACAACATTCATTCAGAAAAATAATTCTTTTGAAGCAGAAGAAGGATGTCATGATGACCTTGCAATGTGTCTTGTCATATATGCATGGTTAGTCCAGTGTGATTATTTTAAAGAACTTACAGACCAAGATGTACGAAAGAGATTATATGATGAACAAAAGAATCAAATAGAACAGGATATGGCACCATTTGGTTTTATGACTGATGGTTTGGATAGTGAAGAAAGTTTTGTAGATTCGAGTGGAGATAGATGGCATACAGACGAATATGGTGATACTTCTTATATGTGGGAGTATAGGTAAAACTGTTCATTTATTGTTTCCCCATCTGAAAATGCATATTGTGATAAATATTTTCAGATAAAATAGAGTTATTTCGGAGAGAAACAAACATGGCAACTCCTCAATTATCTCCTGGCGTACTGGTAAGGGAGGTTGACCTAACGGTAGGAAGAGCTGATAATGTGTTGGATAACATTGGAGCGATTGCAGGACCATTTGCAATTGGACCAGTAGATGAAGCAACAGACATTACAACAGAACAAGATTTAATAAATGTATTTGGTGAACCAAAGAGTACTGATGCACAGTATGAATATTGGATGGCAGCATCATCTTACCTTTCCTATGGAGGAATCCTAAAGGTTGTAAGAACTGCAGGAACAACTCTAGCAAATGCAAATGCAGGTGTTGGACAAGCAGCAGCAACATTGACTGGTGCTGATAGAATAGACAACTATGATGATTATATACAAAATCATTCAGAAGCAACAAACTTTACTTATGCATCAAAGAATCCTGGTTCTTGGGCAAACAATCTAAAGGTTTGTTTTATTGATGATGCAGCAGACCAAACACTTACTTTAAGTGCTATTAATGGTTCAACTGCTGTTGGTATGGCGGTTACAACTGCTCTTACTGGTGTAGTAGTTCCTGGTGCTGGATCAACATCCGCATTCACTGGATATCTCAAGTCAATTATCACTGGCGTTGATCTTACCAATAAGACAGTAGACGTTAAGATTGTTTCTAGAGTTTCATCTACTGGAACAGAAACAAAAATTGATTATGCAGAAGGAACTGATTATGCATCATTCAAAGCTGCTGCTAATATAAGAGTCATAGACAATAGTGCAGCAGCAGTTGGTCTTGCTCATACAATTTCTACACAAGTAGACTGGTATGATCAGCAAACTCTTGGATTAACAAATTCAACAGTCTTCTGGAAATCAATTGCTGGTAAGCCAAAGACAAACAAATATTCATTAGATAGAAACGGTAAGAACGACGGACTACACGTTGTAGTTGTTGATGATTTAGGAGATGTAACAGGTATCCAAGGTCAAATCCTTGAGAAGCACACAAACCTTTCTAAAGCAATAGATTCAGTTTCTGATGTTAATTCACCACAGAAAATCTGGTATGAGCAATTCCTAGCAGATTTCTCTGATAACGTATACGCTGGTAGTAATCCTTCTGCTGCTGCTGATGCAAATTGGGGAACAACACCATTAGCAACTGGATTCTCTTCAGGTTATGTGAAGAATACCACTGCACAAGGTCTGTGGGGACAAAATGCACAAGGAATAACATTCGGTGCAATAGGTAAAGCAACATATACATTAACTGCAGGTGTTGACTATTCCTCTACAAATGGAATGGGTGCATCATTAGCAGACTTGATTACTTCCTATGACAAATTCTCTAATAAAGATGAAGTAGAAGTAGATTACCTTATTGGTGGTCCAGGTTGCTCAACCAAAGCAGAATCACAAGCAAAAGCAAATTATGTAATCTCACTAGCAAATGCTAGAAAAGATTGTGTTGCAACAGTTAGTCCACATAGGGCAGACGTTGTTGGTGTAACAAATGATGATACACAGACAACAAATGTTATTGATTTCTTTAGCACACTATCATCTTCATCTTATGCAGTATTTGATAGTGGTTACAAGTACACATATGATAGATTTAATAACAAATTCCGTTATGTTCCATGTAACGGAGACATCGCTGGTCTAATGACCCGCACAAATATTGTTGCATATCCTTGGTTCTCACCTGCTGGTCAGCAGCGTGGTATCATTAATAACGCAATTAAACTTGCATATAATCCAGATAAGGCACAAAGAGACAAGCTTTATCCTGCAAGAATTAATGCTGTTATTACGCAACCAGGAATCGGAACACTATTATTTGGTGATAAGACAGGACTTGGTTATGCTTCAGCATTTGATAGGATTAACGTTCGTCGTTTATTCCTTACAATTGAGCAAGCACTTGAGAAAGCAGCAGAGTCTCAACTCTTTGAACTTAATGATGAATTAACAAGGGCAAACTTCCGCAATATTGTGGAACCTTACCTTCGTGACATTGAGGCCAAGAGAGGTCTTTATGGATTTGCAGTCGTATGCGACACCACGAATAACACTCCCGATGTCATTGACAATAATGAGTTCAGGGCAGACATATTCCTGAAACCTGCGAAGTCAATCAATTATGTAACTCTAACATTTGTTGCAACGAGAACAGGTGTCTCGTTTGAAGAAGTGGTCGGTAGAGTTTAATTTCATCATATAAATAACATTCAGGAGAGCTAATCATGGCAACCACAAGAGAAAACAAATCTATTTCTCAATTTAAGTCGGCACTCATAGGTGGCGGCGCAAGACCCAATTTATTTGAGGTAGAACTTACAACACTTCCAGCAGACATCAGCTGGAACTCTACCAATTTTAGATTTATGTGTAAAGCAGCAGCATTACCTGCTCAAAACATCGCAAGTATCGATGTTCCTTTTAGGGGTCGTATTTTTAAAGTCGCTGGTGACAGAACCATTGATACATGGACTGTTACTATTATCAATGATGAAAGTTTTGAATTAAGAACTGCATTTGAGCAATGGACAGAAGTTATCGCTAAGTTAGATAATAACTTAGGTGCTACTGACCCATCTGCTTATATGACTAATGCTAAGGTATTCCAACTTGGTAGAGGATCTAAAAAAGCAAGTCAAGATTCTACAGGAGATGCAAATGCCGTACTAAAAGAGTACGAATTCATTGACATTTTCCCAACAACAATCTCAGAGATTGCGTTAAGCTACGACACAGGTGACACAATCGAGGAGTTTGATGTAGAATTCCAAGTACAGTCTCTCAACCTTAACGGGGCTGGTTCTCCTAACGGCTAATAAATAGTAAGAAAACAACATAAATTATGGCTAAGTTATTTGGTTTCTCGATAGAGGATACCGAACCACTATCTCCTACTACGGTCTCTCCCGTTGCTCCTAATGACGAGGACGGGAATGACTATTATATGAGTAGTGGTTTTTTTGGTTCTTATGTTGACATCGAAGGTGTTTACAGAACTGAATTTGATTTAATTAAGCGTTATCGTGAAATGGCACTTCATCCTGAAGCGGATAGTGCTATTGAAGATATTGTGAATGAGGCACTTGTTTCAGACAGTAACGATCAACCAGTACAACTAGATTTAGATCATCTAAATGCTAGTGATGGCATAAAGAAAAAGATCAGAGATGAGTTTAAATATATCTTAGATTTATTAGATTTTGATAAAAAGGCACATGAAATTTATAGGAATTGGTATATTGATGGTAGAATCTATTATCATAAGGTAATTGATTTAAAGAATCCTCAAGAAGGGTTGCAAGAATTAAGATATATTGACGCAATGAAAATGCGTTATGTTCGTAAGCAGAAGTCAAAAGGAGAAGATAGGTATAAGGTACCTAGTAGGGTGGCACGAGATAATCCTATGGATTTCGAGTTCCCTGAAATAGAAGAATACTTTGTTTATAATCCAAAAGTATCATATCCAACTGGAAATACCAGTTCTATGGGTAGTGGTAATGAAGGGATTAAGATGACGAAGGATTCTGTTTCATATGCTACTAGTGGATTAGTAAACAGAAACAACGGCACAACACTATCATATTTAAATAAAGCAATAAAGTCACTCAATCAACTTAGAATGATTGAGGATAGTCTGGTTATATACAGATTATCTCGTGCTCCAGAACGAAGAATTTTCTATATTGATGTCGGTAATCTACCGAAAGTAAAGGCAGAGCAATATCTACGTGACGTGATGATGAGATATCGTAACAAACTTGTATACGACGCATCTACTGGAGAGGTTCGAGATGACAAGAAGTACATGGCAATGCT